AGTGACAACCGAAACATCGCCATCTGCAAGAGACACTTCTGTCAAAATTCTGCGAGTTCTATCGTCATTCCATCGTTGCCTAATGACCCGAAAGGCAAAGGACATCTGATCCACATCGCCACGCCTAACAAGTTCATAAACATCTCGACCCTCTTGCGTATCTGCAAGCTCTGCCTCAAAGCGCAGACCTTTATCATCCTCTTCTAGTTTAAGAGTTCCATTCTTCGTTCTAGCAACCGGCAAACCCTCGTGATTGACCAGCATTCTTACATCAGGAGTCTCGCTCAAAGTCTTGCGAAACGCACCTGGCGCGATTGTTTCCTTGAATGGAAGAGGAATGCTTGCATCGTTGAAGACTGCGGCATAGCCTGCAAGTTTCATTCCTTCGCTGTCGTTCCTAGCCTCAACATGCTTGACGGCATAAGTGCGGCGTTCGATTTTCTTTGACATTTTACTCCTTGCATCTTCCTCTGCATTAAGGGCATCAATTTTTCGCTGCGCCCAATTTTGCGCTCTGTCACTAAAATTAGAGTCACCGCCCCAAATCAACCAAGCGACTAAGCCTGCGCCTGGATATTGTGGATGAGATGAGTCTTTGTTCTTTGGCGCTTGACCGTCAACCTTATGGCGAGCGAACCAAGGAGCCATCTTACGAACTTTATTTTCTGTGATCCGACCTGCTGCCATCTCGCGTGCCTCACGCTTTGCGCCCTCTGTCAGACCATCGCCCCCAAAACCCTCACGAACATATTTCAGCCCGCGTTCTGCATTAGCGCGAATGAACGCAGGCACAGTCAAATCAACCTGTCTGCTGCCAATCTCTCCCTGCCATTTGTTGCAGTAGTAAGCGCCATCAACATAGTCAAGCCAAAGCTCACACCAAGCCTTCGTGCCTGCCTCATTTTGTTTCTCTTCATTGTAGAAATAACAATTCCCACAAGCACGACCTTCAGGCACATCTTCTGACAGAGCTGGCCTGTAATTATCAGGCAAAGCTCTCTTGGCAACTTCGCCTCCTGGCTCAAGGCCCTCGGAAATACTAATTGCAACCATTTGATCGATAGCATCTTGTTTTGTCTTATGACATCCGATTGTTGTGTAAGAGTTGTCTGCCTCTTGCTTGACTGTGGCATACCCATCGCAGTCACTCTGTTGCTCAGATATGTAGTAAGGCATTTTTCTCCTAAATTAGAAGCAGCGCTTCTGCATCATCGTCAACAATAGAAAATGTAATGTCGCAAAGACCATGCGAAATCATTTGTCCAAGTGCAGCATTTGCAGTCACAAGGACTTTTGTGATTTCAGTTTCTTGCGGTAGGACAGGGAAATTGGGTTGAATGAAGCGATGACTTGCGACAACCGAAGCTTCGCTTGGACTTTCAGGTTGCGTGTTGGCAGTCGCGCTCAATGCTCCTAAAGGCGCACTCGCACTTGACAGATGAGTCACAAGCGCTGTGCTGTTGCCTGATAATCCGCCAAGAGTTGCGCTTGCGGTGACAATAATTATTGGGCCAAGCAGGTCGGTGTCAAGAACACCCTCATCTAAAACAAATTGAGCTGGCATCCTATGAGGCCAAGGTCAAAGAGACAGTCAGCGATCCGCTTGCGATTGTGTAAGTATCACCTGCAACATAAGCATTCCCCGTGATTGTGCCACTAAAGAGAAAGTTTCCCGCAGAAGCGTTATCCCAAGCGCTGAAATGCGTTGCATCTTGTGAGCCTGAAATGTTTGTCCAAGTTACTGCGGCATCACTTGTGAGCGAGCCACTTGATGCGCTTGCAAAACTTGCCTGCTTTCGCGTTGTCTCTGTTGCTGGATTGTCTGTTGCATTTGCGCCAGGCTCTCCCACATGGAGTTTGATATAGACATCGGCTGAGGAAAAAGCCGTCGCATTGCCAACCGCATCAAGAAACTTGTTTGCTAGATAGGAGCTAAGACCTGTTGCCATCACTCATCCCCTTCAATGAACTCTTCAATGACCTCGGAGATTCGACCTTCTGCATCGCGGATGACTTTCTTGCGAACCTTGCGCCTGTCAATTTGATTTGTGACCTCGATAGTCGGAGCTTCAACATTGACAGTTGGTGATTCGACACGAACTTCAGGTGATTCAAGCATGACCATCGCAGGCTCAATGTTGACACTTGGAGCAGCGACATTGACTATTGGCTCAGGCATATTGACAACAGTTCCGTTGTTGCGAGCCTCTCTTACATCATAGGCAGCAGCAGGATCACCTGGATCAATCTGAGAGATGGGTTGTAGTTGTGAGCTTGGAACTCCTGTGTGTGCGATTGGAACCATCTCAACTGCTGCAAGCACCTCAGCAGGGTCAAATCCAACTTGGACGAGTTTGCTTACGATGTCGGCTCTCAAGTTGAGACCAACATCCTTTGCATCAGAAGCATCAATGTTTTGCAATGGCACGCGGAACTGATCGCCTGCCTCGCCTATCGGTGACAAATCCTCGACTGCTCTGACATCATTTAGCGACAAGAAACCTTCTCGCAAGCCTTTTGTGTAAGCATCATAGCGCTCGATTGTTGTGCCTCTGAGAAGTGCATCAAGATTGAACTTGATAAATCCATCAGCTTCAGGCAGAAGATTTGAGAGGCTCTGTTCCAAACGCTCAAGAAGTGGTCGAAGGCTATGCTGAACGAAAGAAAGGTTTTGAGCTTCAACTGAAGCGAATGACATCGCGCCGGCGACAGGATGACCGAGTAATGAAATCGGGCATCTGAAAATTCTGCCGATTTCCTCGACTCCAAATCTGCGCGAGTCTAATAGCTGCGCATCACTTGCATTCAGAGTCAATGGCTTGAACATCGCACCGCCTGAAAGGATGCCAATCTTGCCGGCACGATAAGGGCCTGTGTGACTGATATTCCAATCACGGCCGATGTCTTGAGCCTGCTCTTGCGTTAGCTCGCCAGGCACTTCGATCACTCCGCCTGGATTCGCAGCGTTGCCGAAGTAGCTTGCTGCATAAGTCTCGGCAGCCATAGCGCCGCCGATTGCAAGGCGAGTCGCTGCGACAGGGCCTAAGCCATAGTGCGATCCTGGCAGTCTAAACATTGGGATGTGTAGCAGCTCGCGCGCACTCAGAATCTCAGTTCGCGCCAAACCTTCTTCACGAATTGTCACCTCATAGACAAGAGGCTCATTTAGTGCAAGGCGACGGATGCGCACTTCATCAGGGTTGAGACAGTAAAGCTCAATGACTTCATCATCCTCGTCACGAACTGTGAGGATGTAAGCGTTGCCGTGCAGATTAAGAGATGCGAGGACTTGCTCGAAGAACTCTATTCTTGAGGCTTCGGGGTTTGGTCGATTGACCCAAGCTGGTGTCGATCCATAGACAGCAGCATAAGAGATGCGGTTTCTGCCACGGCGAACATAAGCGCCAAGCGGAAGCGATGAGATTGTGTCGCCTAGAAGTCTAACGCAAGCATAAACAGTTGACATGCGGATAGCAGAGTCGGCAGTTACATCAACTCCCGATGGGGCCATGAAAGGTGGTCGCCCTGGAATAATAGGCTCGACATATTGTGAGTTATTGTTTCGTCGCTCGCTTGCGATACGAATGCGCTTAGAGATTCCCATTACTCAGCCTTCTCTGTCATCCAAATCAAGAAAGAGCCAAGGCAAATCAAGGCCAAAGGTATTGAAATCATCACAAGACCACTTGTTGCGATTATCAAACCGGCAAGTCCGACCAACATTGACACATCAGGTTTCTTCATTAACGCCTCTCAGACTTGTATTGAAAAGAATTGCGCCACAGGTGGCTTCGGCGGTTGCGGTTGCGTGGCTCTGTCATAGCCAAAGATTGCAGCGACGGCGGCATCGACCTTGCGCCTAGCTGATGCCTTTGCCACCATTACGCCCCGCGATGATTGCTTCGTGACACAGTTTGCAACATGTCTAGCAAGACCCTCGTTGCCATCGTGCGTGAAAGATTTATTTACAACTGCCTCATAGAACTTTTGTGTTGCTGGAACCATGCGCTCTGCGGAGTTAGGATAGGCCACAACAGGCAAGCCTTCCTCATCTAAAACCATGAAAGTCCGATTCCATCTAGCAGGATCAAAGACAATCTCGCGCACATGAAACGAGCTATCGCGCGCAGTTGCCACGATTGCAGCTTCTACCTCCGCGACTGGCACGAACCAACCCTGCTCTGCATTGTCAGGCTTTTCCCACAATCCGACGACTCGGCAATGAGGTTTGTCGGTTCCAAGATGCCAAGCAAGCAATGCGGTCGAATCATTTGAGAAAGAACCATCAAAGGAAAGCACGACATCTTCGCCAGGAATGTTGGGTCTTCCATCGTAGAGTAATGATTCCCATGAGCCTTGCGGTAGCCACGCTTTCGAGGTGCTGACAAAAGTGTTGCATCTCTTTGTGCGAAACTCTGCTTCAGGCGTTCGCAATACTGCCGACTCAAAATCAGCCATGTCAACGATGTCGCCAAGACCAGGATTGGCCTCTGCCCAAACTTGCGATTCTC